TTTGACAAGATCATGCGAGTACGCCTACCGGCGTTCCCGTTTGTGACGGTTAAGGGTCGTGCTGCGAAGAGCGCTCTGAAGAGGCCGGCACCTGCAAAGGTGGTGGCTGGTATTCGGAGGTCTAAGCGTAGCGTCCCTAGTCGTCGAACTGGTGACAGGCACACCGGAGAGCTTTGGACGGCTCTCTGGTGTGCACTCATCTCGTGTGGTTTGGGAACACGTGCTGGTTCGTGGGAAATACGGAAATGGCTGTCCGCTTCTGTCGAAAGAAATGGATGGCTTGTGACCGCCAAATGTCTGAAGGACATCTGCGGTGAGCTCCGTGCCTCTGCTCTTGAGCAGAGGAGAGCTCGCTTGGCGCCATGCCAGTATTTCCCACACTCGCTTCTTAAATGGCTTGATTACCGACTCTCCGTAAAGGGCAAGCTTGCCTTCAGCAGGCTTGCGCGCGCTCTTCCAAGCGCACCGAAGTCGGTCATGCAAGAAGCGATGAACCAACACTATACAACGCTGAGCAGTAGACACGTGACCCCTGGATTCCTCCTCCAGGATATCAAGAATCACGTAGCTACACTGCTGCGAGGCGCGTTCCCAAGATGTATTCCTGAATCCTTGCCTTCTTCGTCTGCAGCTACGGTTGAGCTCGGACGGAAAGAGGGTGGATACAACACTGTCGTTGCCAACTTGGCTCGCCCCGCGTGGGCCGAGGTCATGGCCGGAAGGACTCGCGGAGGAGGTCCTCGTGGCGGCAGTGTTGAATCTTCGCCCCTCGCCGCCGCTCTCGAGCGTAGGCTGAGCAAGCGACTGGCGGCCGACAAGTACTTCTCGTACCCCACTGTAGTGAGCGCAGAGCGCAACACTCTCTATGCAACCACCAAGTTGCTTAGGGACTCTGTGGGGGTACGGGTCGTACATTCGGCAAGCGTCATCGCTGAGCTCGGGATGAAAGCAAGGATAATTACCCTTCCACCTGCACACGTGTTTGCTCGTGGGGACTTGGTAAGACAAGTCCTCTGGCCAGCAGTGTTGTCTAGAGTGCCTCAGATCCTTCCGTATGCTCCGCATACAGAAGAGGCAATCTTGCAACGGCTGTCGGCATCTGCTCATGCGAGTAAGTGTTGGCTTTCCGCCGACCTTACTTGTGCCACAGACGGGTTCGGACATGATGCGATCGGTGCAGTCATTGACGGGCTTCGTAAGGCAGGCTTGCCTGCTTACTTGGCTTCGGAACTTCGAGAGTCTCTCGGAGTTGGTGACCGACCGCATTACGTCCGCTACCGTTTGTCGGACATGAGCGGATCTACACGTGTGAAGGCTTCGAAGATGTACGACGTGGTTGACGGCTGCGTGGAGGTTCCGAAGCAACGGGGTTCCTTGATGGGAACTCCTTGTTCGTTTACCATCCTCTCGCTCCTCAACCACTGGATGAGCAACGGTCTTGGTCCAGCTAGAATCATCTGTGGCGATGACCTGGCTGCTGTTACTCATCCGGCGAACATCTCTTCCTACTCGCAAAGAGCCTTTGCTGTAGGAAGCAAACTCCATGAGACTAAGTCTTTCCGGTCGAATATAGGCTTCGTGTTCTGCGAAGCTTATGCCCTCATGAACCGTGAGGGTACCGGGGTGGTTTCTTACAGACCACCCAGTCTTAAGGAGTTTGTCAGGAAGGGTAATGGGGTTATGAGTCAGCATTCCGTTGACTCTTCTTCCTTTAATAGGCTTGCGCGTTGCGCCAGAACTGTGTACAAGTCCCAGCGAGAGCTGGCAAGGAAGAAAGGTAGAGAACCTGAGCTCCCGTCCGTCCTCGGAGGACTGGGACATCCCTGTAAGGGACGCCTCCGCGTCTCGAGAGCCTGCAGGGAGTCTCTTAAGGAACTCTACCTCTGTGAGAATCCAGAACACAATGGACCTCATAACCCCCAGGAATACATACGTCCCCTCCAAACACCCGCAGTTCCTCTCTCTCGAAAGGATCTGCGAACCCGCGTCTCCCAGATTGGTGACTTCGTTGATGACCGGAAGTCCAATGACTATCAACCTGGGGACGGGTTTATCACCAATAAGCAGTTGGGAACCTATAAAGCGGTCCTTTCCAACTACGCTTATCTTGCTACTGGTGGTAGGTTTAGGAAGGTACGACCACACGAGAAGAGTGTGGGGAAGCAGAGGTGGCCCAAGCCTCGCGACGGTTGTCGCGGGGGGGTCTTGTCCACTCAAACGAGGATTGTTCAACTCCTCGAGTGGGACAGGAGAGCTCGTAGCGAGTTCGGCACCTACTTCCCGCCTGCCTTTTCGGCGCACATCCGGCGTAAGATATGCGCCTACCAGGGTGGTGACACCCTGGGAGATGACAGAG